GTTATCATCATCTAACATAAGAACGTTTTTCATCACCCACTCTTTAGAGAAGTACTCTCCTACGTAGTTGCTGATTCTATCTAGACTCTCTAGTCTGTTCTGTAACATCTCTGCATCACGCAACTCTGCAAAGTGATTGTCTTTTACATAGTCAACTGTGATATCATTCTTCCACATATCCCAATCATCTTCGGTACAAATACCTTTCATGATAAGTTGTAGTTTCAGAATGCCATAGAATAGATGAGAGAATCTCATACGAAGTCTGTCAATAAACTTCTGGAATTTCAATTCGTCTCTATTAATTTCTGTAGATCTGCCAAGAATACCAGATACAGATTCGGTATCCAAACGAGAGATAGGTACATTCAATGAACGATACATTCTCTTTTGGAAGTATACGATATCGTCAATCTGACCAAGGTTCTCACCGCCAGGCAGTGTAGAAATCTCAGTACCTCTACCACCTTCTCTACGTGGTAACCAGAAATCTTCTAGTAGTGATTGGTGTTTACGGTCATCTCTGATCTCGCCAGTCTTTGCATCATAGACAAGTTTGTTACGATACCTTGCCATGATATCTTTCATATATTGTTCAGACTTACCACGAGGTAGGTTACCCACATCAATATAAAAGATTCTACGTTCTGGTGCACGTGCAAGTCTGTAAATAACCAACGCATCTTCCATCATACGCAATTGGTTTATGGGTTTCAAGGCCTTGTGTAAGTGTGATACAACTTTTTTACGATCTTCTGATAGAAGACCAGATGTCACATAAGACACTGAGTCGTTTGTCATCTTGATACCAGAAGTAGAACTGCCTGGTTTCTCTTGGTAGATAAAGAACTCCTCTGTCTTCTCTACGATCTTTGCACCTGTCTGTGGATCTTTCTTGTACTTTACCTTCTTGACCTTCCGCATCTTTGCAGCATCAATTGGACGAATTTCTTTGATTCCGTCTTTCGGTTTATTCTCATCTAGTACAAGGTGATGATATAAACGGCCATCAATATACCAACGACGAAAAATGTCGTGACCTATTTCTTTGAAGTTCAACATACTATAGATGGTGTCGAATTCTTCTTTAATTAGTTTTTTGATTCTATCTGGTGCTTCAACATTGTCCAGATTCAAGTCGAGTGTCTGTTCTAGTTCACTACCAGTAATCGCCTCGTTCACAATATCCTCAATCGCTGCATCCACTTCTGGGTGCATCGCATTGCCACGATATTTCATAACCAATTGGTAGTTATCCTTAGAATCATCACCGTCTAAGTTTAGGTATTGACCATAATGAGATCCGGCAGCAGTCGCATAACTTCCACCTTCATCGTCCCTTGGTGGAACAATGGATGGACGTTTTTCTTCGTCTTTAGATTTGGCACGTTTGATTTCGAAACCAAATAACTTTAAACCATCATTTTCTGCCATAGTAGTCCTCAGATAAAATAATAGGGCGGCAGTATTACCGCCCTATCTTTTATTTAGTTAAGTTGTTGTATTGGATTCCCAATACTGATAGACCCAAGTACATGTGAATCTTTCGATGTTATCGTTGTCACCGAATGACAATGCGATTGGTGAAAGATCTTGTGGATATGCACCACGGAAGTTATATGTCTTTAAGACATTCCCTTCACGATCTAGTTGTTCAACTTTTAGATCTGCCTCATACGCAACAGGAACTGCAAGTCCTGTGTTTTCGTTATGACCATTGATACCATTCATCCAACGCTCTAGTGCGTCACGGATTGCGAAGTCTGTATCGTTGATGATAGTTGTCGTCCACTCTGCGAATGTACGATCACCTGCCATCTTCAACTGACGACCACGGAATGGGATTACGATCTGTCCGAATGTAGATCCAGGCAGTTCTGCTGCTTCAACTAAGAAAGATGTCAGTTCTGGGTTACCATCGGCAAAGCCTGGATAGTTAATGGTAACTTGGAACAGGTTGGGACGTGCGCCCCCACCTCTTAGTTTTGCTTTAAAATCGTCTACTCCTAAAATTGCCATGTTCTATCTCCTTACACTGTGCCTACGACTTCTTCGAAGTCAACACCTGTACGAACTGCCACAAAGTTAAGAGTGACGTAGTTGATTGATCGTGCAGGTTTGATGAAAATGTTTGCTACAAACTCGTTACGATCTACGACTGCGCCAGTATTGTTCGTCTCATCACACACGACTCTAAAGTCTGTGATACCACGACGACCTTTTACTTCACGAAGTACTGGTTCTACAATGTTGACAAATTCTGCACGAGTAAACTCGTCATTGAATTCAAACATTACTTGTTCCGCTGCCTTACCAATCGCACGTTCTAAGACTAGGAATAGTCTACGAACATTGATACGATCAAATGCGGAAGGACGGTTTAGTTTTGTTTTGTCACCGAACAACAGTACACCTTGGCCTGGGATATTCGCAATTGGGTTGACACCTGCTTTATATAGGGTGTCTCTTTGCGCTTTGGTTGGCGACCAAGAGATTGATGTGATACCTAGATATCCACCACGTCTTGTACCTGCAGGTGAGAACCATGGTGCACGATTTAGATCGGTTGCGGCCATGATACCCGCTGTGGACGATGCCGCAGGAATCTGGATATACTGGTCATTATACTTGTCGTATACTTTTAGGAAGTTACCATCGGCAACCAAGTATGACGAGTTAGTAAATGTGTCTGCAGTTGCAGTAACATTAGTTGTGATTGTTGCAGTGTTAGTCAAATTGACTACATCTGTACGTGCAGGTGATGCAGTTACCACACAGTCTTTACGTGTGTTCTGTGCAGTTGCAATCAGATCGTTGACGACTGTTGTCTGATCTGCACGTGAATTCATTGAAGGTGCAATGAGGAAGTCTACTTCCACAATGTCTTTATCTTCAAATAAATCGTAACCTGACATGTACTCAGATGTACCAAGTGCTTTTGAGTTTACACCTTTGTCGAAATCATAGTTTGTCGCTGCAGTTAAACTTGGTGCGAAATCGTCACCTGAGTCTACTACACCGTTACCACGTGCAGTACTATAATCAGAATCGAACCCAACGAAGTGTACGTATTCTGAACGTGCATTGATAACGTCTTTGACAAAGTTTGTTGTTCCATCGGTGTTTTTAGCATCTGCGGCAACTGACATGAATGGGTAACGTTCTAGAACTGTACCCTTTGTTCCTGTTAGTTTACCATCATTATCTACGACTACAACGTGAATTTCATCGTTAGATGCTGCTTGTTTTGTTGCATAATCTGATGTGCCTGGTTTTGCATCAAACTCATCTTTATATGCCCAATCTGTGAACGCACTGTCATTAGGTGGACAAATAGAAACTCTCAATGAGTTACCTAGTTCGCCTGGATAACGTGCGATAAGTGTATGTGAATCGGAATCCAACGCCGCTTCTTGTGCAGCAAAGTCGTCATCATTCTTCACAATCTCTGTTGGTAGTGAAGAGTTAGTATCAGTTGCAAGTTGCCCAATAGTTGCACGGGCATTCTTGGCATCTGAAGTAACTTCACGAACAACTTGAAGTGAACCTGAATAACGCAAGAAATAAGAAGCATTGTGGAAGTCGATGGTATTTGCTGAGTCTGGTGAAGCAAAAGTGTTGACAAGAGAAGTCTCGTTGTCGATCAATACTCTTTGCTCTGCAGGACCCCAACGATAGTTCCCAACAATTGCGCCAGTAGTTGACTGAACGTTTGGAACGCCACCAGTCAGATCTATTTCTTTGACGACAACCGCTGGAGAAGCAGACGGTGTTGAAAGTGCCATTTTATCTTCCTTTGTTAAAAAATTATATGTTCCATGATACGAATAGTCAACATACGATTATTTATATAATTTAGAAACTACAGCGATAAATCGTCTGCATCCCAGATAAATCGTTGAGTTTCATCTTCTCGTATCTTCCAAGGATCATCTGCATGTTCTATTGCAGCAATGGCCTCTGAACCATCGTCAATAAACCCAAACGGAACAACATCATTTTCTATCTCTTGCATTTTCTTTTCAAACAACATTTGTTTCAGATTGATATCTGTCATGTCTGCAAAGTATTGTGTAGAAACAAAGTACCCAAACATCACTAGGTTCATCATCAAATCGTCATGGTTACCATCACTCGCTTCGTATGACTGTCCTTTTGCCTCAAAGGTTGATATCTCCAAGATAGTTTGTTCGTCTACAATATTCAGTCTATTTGTTTCTAAGATATCTTTGATTGCACTACAACCAAGTCTTTTTGTTTTACGTGTAATCTCTACACCTAATGCATTTGCCTTCACTGAAGACTCTACGTGCATGTTCTCATATTCTAAATCATGATACAAACCATTACATACAACACTTCCCTGATCATTTGATTCTACTACAATGTATGCATCGTTGTAGGGTTTTGCATATTTATAAATAACATTCGGGAAGAGTATTGGCGAGATAGTGTTATTGCGATATACAGCAACCTGTGAAAACGGGCGAGTGCTAATATCGATCAAAGTAAAAGTAGAGTAGTCCTGTCCTCTTCCCTTCGAAACATCCACAGTCATTATGTAATCGTGTCCCTTTACTGGTTCTTCATAGATCAGTAAGTTACCACCTTCCATTACTTTCTTAGGCGGCATTGCACGTAGGTTGAGTAGACAATCTGCAGTAATAAGTGTGTCACCAGTTCCAAAGAATGTATTACCAAACTCTTGATCGAATTGTAACTGAGAAGTATTCGAGATAGTTTGTTTCTTCCACTCATCATCTCTGCCTGGCACATCCCACCAGTCTACTCTAAATGAGGTAAACTCATTTACGCCTTGAACTGCACCTTCCCATATTTTGTGAAACTGATTACCAATACCATTTGCAGTTGACGTAATAATAACCTTTGTATCTTTACCTGCAGATACAACTGGGTAGGTGGATGTATAAAATTCTGCGGCACGTTCCACAAATGCAAATTCGTCCAAGTAGAGTAAGTTTACAGACATACCACGAATTGAAGATCCTGAAGTCGCCGCTGCAAGGATACGAGAATTGTTACTAAACTCTAACGATCCTTTGTTCAACGCTTTCGAACCAGGCTGAAGAAAGAACGGAATGTTCTCCAACATTAGTGTGATACGAGATAACATCTCTCGTGCAGTTGCGCCTTTGTTCGCAAGAACTGCAATTGTTTTTTCTGGATTGAAGAGAGCGAACCATAATAAGTATGCACACGCACTAATGGATTTCCCCGATTGACGACAGGCAAGAACAATACTAAATCGTTCACTATTGAAATGATCAAACATTCTCTTTTGATATGGGTAAAGTTCAAACGGAACTAACCCTCTGTCAAGAGAGATAACTTTTACATATTTTTCTGCAAAGTATACAGGATCATCCATACAACGTTTATATTCTGCGAGAAGGTCTGGCGTCCACTGTTGTAAGACACCATCTCGTTTTACGTTAGGATTCCCTAGATATGATTCGTTCTGGTTGTTCATCGATTACATCATTTTGTTTCAACATCTTTTGGATGTCTGCAGTAGAACCAAGGTAATAATTGTTTTGTTGATTTTCAATTGATTTTGGTTTATCTTCTTCGTTTAATTGTTTCTGTTTTTTATTTAAATCTTGCAGTTTATCATTGACATCTGCAACGTTTTTTATTAAACCAGATAATACCTCATATGCACGAGGGTGCTCGCTTTCACGAGCAACCTCAATCATGTTTTCTAAAGCGTCTTTTCCTTTCTCAATCAACTCATATAGAGTCTCACGAGAATAATCATAGTCATTATTTATTTTGTTATTATCATCACTCATTGTTTATTAGAAGCCTCCGCCGCCTCCACCAGAACCAATTGCAGAACCTAGTGTGGATACAACTTTGAACTCACCACCTTGATAAAGTGCAAGACATGGACTACCATCGTCACCGTCTGTTACATAAATCAATTGACCTTCTGTGCCACTTGGTGCAGTTGCAACTGTGAATGGTTGCAATAACACTTGTTTTACTTTAGTTCCGAGATAGTCACTGTCAACAATATCGATAACAGCTGCAGAGTCTACACCCGCATCTGGTGTACGTGCATCAATGTATGCACTGTCGATAAGTCCTGTGACAAACGCAGAGTCTCTGAGGTTTTGACGTGTTGTGATATAATCAGAATCGATAATACCAGTAATGAACGCAGAGTCTCTATAGATATCTGCTTGACGTAGTTGAACATATGCAGAGTCGATTACAGTTTCGAAATCTACTCTTGATTGAACATATGCAGAATCTACTACTAGTTCTACAGTCTCTGAATCAAGGAAGTCTGCAGTATTATATTTGATCTGTTGCGATTGAATATGTGCCGCAGATCCGATAGAATCTGTAATATCCGTGAAATGTGTAAAGTTAGAATCTCTATCTGATTGCAAGGCTGCAATATCAGAATCCAGATTAGTTTCCAACACATTCAAGTCAGAATCAATTTTATTGTCTAAATGAGTGAAGTTACCGTCCAGTTCAGAAAACGTAAGTTCACTACCTTTTGTATTTCTAAGTGTAAGTGCCATTTACTTCTCCTTACGCACTATCAAACTTTAATTCAATTACCGTGTCAAAACCAAAGTCGCTGTCTGGCATTCCGATTGCAGTGGTTGGATCTGGTGTAACTGTAATGGTAGATAACAATTGATCCGAATCTAGATTTGCACCTTGGTCTTGCAAATACAGATGTGGGATTGCCTTTCTAATGACATCACCTGAAGTGATAGGTCCGTAAAACGAAACTTTCATTTCAAATGATAATGTGTATATAATTGTTCTCCGTTGACCATACTCTGCCTCGAAGTCATCACTGAAGTTCACCCCTAATATTGCAATAGGAATGTCTTCTTTGAATTCTGGGTAATCGTCTGGAAACGGTTTGATTGTCAAAGTGTACTGAGGGTTGAACGTTGGTAAAATCTGTTCAACAATCTGTAACGCATCATCTTGATTCTTTGCATAGATATTCAAATCAAATGAAATTGTGTATGGTACAGGTGAATAAAACTTCTGTCTCTGTTGAGGAGTTGATCCTACAGCCTTGAAGTTACTTATCTTCGTCAATTGTCTGGTATTGTCATAAACAAAACTTGTAATCTCAAAAGACATACGAGGAAGTTTTATTGCAGTCTTCTCGTCTGTATCCAAGTCTGGGGTTTGGTTTATTCTTTCAAGATACTTTGCACGAGGTGCATAGGCAAGTGGAACTTTTAATTGATTCAAAACTCCACCAGAAGAATTCTTGCGGATTACATAGATATTATTGAACAACCGTCCAAACAATGAAACGGATTTCCTGATCTTCTCATGGTAAAAATAAGTTCCAAACATTATTGCGGATCTCCAAATGGATTGTCTTCTGTGAAGTCTAGGAAGTCATCACTCAAGTCTTCGAATGTATCATTCTGTTCATTCTCAGAAATCTTATTGTCTTCACCTGTTGCTGTGATTTCCAAACCCTGCACTGCAGACTTTGTTTTATTTATTAGAGTTCCGCCCACAGTAAACGTGTGATATTCACCATCATCTGCACCTACATGTGCAAGGTGATATGTTCGACTTGAATCTCCTGCAGAATCTAGCTTGACATTTTGAATCTCACCTGTTATCTTTACTCCACTAGATAGAGTTTCTTCAACAGTATCACCAATTTCGTAATTACTTTCTATCGCACTTCCACCTTCAATAACTAAGGCAGGTGCAGTAATATAGTTGAGACCACCGTAAGTAAGTGTGAGACCATTCACCTGTTGATTGGTTGAGTCGATTGTTGCAGTCGCCCGTGCACTATCATTATTAAAGTGTTGATGAATGGCGAGGGTTGATGTATTCCAAGCACCGCCATTAGAGTCATTTGGATTTGCAGAATCATATAAACTTGGATTATTTGGATATCCTACACTGTCCAAGTATAAGTTATCCATATACATTCCAGTAGGAGAATCGAAGAAAATAGATCCATTAAAATCACCCTGCAACTGTGATCCAAATAATATATCAGAGTCGTGAAAAAATCCAGAGAATGATGTAGAATTTGTGTAGTAAGTTCTCACTCCATTGATATAAACATCTGCTCTTCTCGTAGCAAAACCTTGATCAGCACCATAGAAACTGAGTGAAATATGATTCCATTGATTTTCTTGTATTAATGACGCACCTTGATTATGCCAATCGGTTATATTATTTACATTTGTAAATTTTGTTGCGGCAACCAACTGACCAGTGTTGTCTACACCAAACCTTCTGCGGAATGCGCCGTTTCCGTTTTCACCCATTTCCCATAACGGTTTCAGATTTGCACCTGCAGAGTCTGGTAACCCACCACTGTCTACCCACAACCAAAAGGCAATGAACCCATCCATACTTGTATTAGAGTCAACCTCATAGGTATAACTATTCTCTGACATGTCAAGAGAGTTATTACCAAACCTAATATGATCAGACGAATCTGGAAACCCTCCAATAAACTTTACGTTTGGTTGGTATGTGTAGTATTCGCCTGAGTCTACAAGGGATATGGAAGATAAACTTTTTAGAAATGCCATTATAAACTCGCCGTCCCTGTTGCTTTCTTAGGTGCCTTGACACTAACAGTGTACTGATAAGATCCAGTTCTTTCGATATCCTGAATGTCATCAATACTTGTGTCAAAGTCTTCACCAGTGTATTCGAATAATGTACAACGCATCTTGTAGACTGGCAAGTTCTCAATCTGATAGAATGGTTGTTCATGTTCGACATGTTGAATCTCGAACATTTTATTTGCAAGGGGTAGATAAATCAAATCCCCTTCAGTTGGTCTGTCTGTATTGATTTCATTGTCTGGTCTACGAACCTGTGCACCAAATCGTGTACGTGCAACAACAAACGTGGCCTCGTCTCTAATCTCAACACCAAACCTTGTGAATAGATCTCCTTCCCCGTCAAACCCTTCTGTGTTCTCAATGTACATTTCGACTTTATGAGAAGTTGGGAAACGTGAAGTTGGATCTTCGCCTAATAAATCGTCTTTGTTTACTAATTCTCTTGGTAGGTAATATACGTCTTGCCCATAAATCTTTAGTGCCTCTATGACTAAGTTTTCATAGAGGTCCATTTCAGATCTGACTTTTTCTGAGAAGTAAAGATTACGAGCCATTTATATTATCCCATAAAGAAGTCTGAAGGCATTTCATGTTCAAGTCGAATAGTCTCACGCAGTCTTTCAATCTCTGCCGTCCCATCATCATACAATTGTCTACCGTTGAATGTGACACCGCCAGGCAGTTGTACACCTTCAAACTTGATTAGGTTCATGCCCCACTGTTGTTTGAACAATGCAGTTGTGTATTCTTTCAACCACATATCATTCCAAACACTTGTTGCCTCTTCTGGGTCTAGTGTAGTATAAATCTCCATGACGAGATAGTCACCTGCCTTGATGTCCTTGTTTTCGAACTCACCAAAGATGTACAGTTTATCTTCATGACGTGACCACTGTACTTGAGGTGTTCCGTTTAGTTTCAAGTCAAGAATTGACAAATACTGTTGCAACTGTTCATAGTATGCAAGGTCACCTGCCATATTATGCAAATCCGCAATATCATTCAACATCATTTGATACTTGATGTCGAAGAAGTTACGAGATCCACTGAAGGATGAGATGACAGGGAATAGACGTGATACTGTTAGAACGTTACTTGGTAACGAGATGTATTCATTCGCAACATCTGCGGCAGTCACAAGATGTTTACGATATGTACGTACTGTTGCATCGGAATGATACTCTTGATAATATTGCAATGCTTCGTCTACACGATCTTCCATCTGGTCTTCATCAACATTGATTTCCAGAACTGGATCACCTAAACGTCTTTTGCAATAATCAATGAGTTCATCCCTACTGGTTGGATTCGCCATGAATAGTCTCCAAACTAAAAGTGTTTGGTACTATTTATAAGATTTTTAATCTCCGTTATCTGTATATGAGGCGACTTTTAATCCACTAGAATATTTCCACGCAACACCTTTACCTGAACTATCGTTGTATGCAACCTGAACACTACCTGAACCGTAATCACTATCAACTATCCAAGCATTCGCACTGTCAAATGAAATAGATGAGGAACTGTTTATGGTTACTGGTAATACGGCAAGATCGGTGTTAAAATATGTCCGAGCGAATAGTCTAATAGATTGTGTACCTGCATGATAGTATGCACTTGTACTACATGGTGGTGCCCCTAAATCACTCGCTCCAAGCGCATTACTTGGTAGAATTGTATGTTCTGTACCGTAAGTTTCAGTAGATGAAGATCCATCAATAGTTAGAAGTCTTACACCATTTCTACTATAAACATAAACCCACTTGCCTTCATTAGCGTCATATGGTATACTAACATCAGATGATGCAATAGGGATTTGTGAAATAGCGTTGCCTGGATTATTTCCCACTGTTGTATTAGGTGAAACGTTACCTGTGCTTTGAGTCACTGTAAACACCATGATACGGAGTTGACCAGCGTTAGTTCTGTATGAAACAAGTACTTTACTGTTTGAGGGATCAAATTCTGAGAATGTCCAACTAGATAAGCTTTCTGTTTGCAATGCAGTAGAAGCCTTAGAACTAGTAAGTGTCAGACCATTTCTTGTGAAACTACCATAATTGGCGTAGACCTGATTACCAATACCTGCTCTTGAAAATCTTCCAGATACATACATCCAATTATTACCACCAACCCATGCAATTTGTGGTTTAAATCCTCTATTTGGGGTATTTGAGACTGGGTTTTCACAAGCTTGTCTTGAAGAACCTCTCTCTAAAACTAGACCGTCTGAAGTTGTAAATCTAATGACTCTTGCAAACGACCAACGTTCTTGTGCCTTTTCTTCAGTTGATCCGTGATCGATGCTATAGTATGGGTGTCTATCTTGATATATGCAAACTGCAACTTCACCATCCGTTGCTAGATCAATATACCTGCCTTGTTTGCCTGGGTTGAGTGCAATAGTATCGCCCACCGTGATTGTATCACCATCTATTTTACCACCAATTACCCACTGATAATAGTCGTCATCTACATATACAGTAATAAATCTATTATCATTCAACATCACAGTATTGACAACCCACAAGTATCTTGCATCATTCGTATCCAGATTAGCATTTGCAGAATCTATTCTACTTGTATAATCTCCAAACCTTGCGGCAACACTTGCAGCTGCCCCTGCAAGATTATAAATGAAACTGGATATTTGACTCACAACACTGATTCCATCTGAGAACTTGAAAGTGTATGTAAAACTGTTGTTGTTAGAGTCTGTTAGATTACCTGCAGTTACTTCTTGACCAATACTATCTGCAGACTTTGGTGTAAATGTAAACACCGAAGAGTCGATTGTAACATCAACAAGATACTGACCAGAATCACTTAGAATACTCTGGTTGATTAGATTGGGGGTGTCTGAATCTATAGCGAGTGCAGTAATCACCAAAGGTGTTACAGAGTCTGCAATTGTATATGAAGATTGTGGTGCACTGTCCCAACTAGGACTATAGGTAATATTGAACCCTACGTTGTACCAACCGTTTCCATCTGACAAATAAAGACGATTGAATTCGTCTGTCTCTACAAGGGCCTTACTACCTTCAGTGAGTCCAGTCGCAGGTAAAGAGTCCAGTGACGTATAGTGCACTGCACCCTGACCAGTTATTCCAAGAACTCCTGCAGAATCAAGACCAATGGTCTCTTGTTGATCCTGTTTAGTCTGTCTCAGGTTCGAGAGGTTTGCCATCTTCTTTTTTCTCTATTAGACTTACAATTTCGGTGTTAGTAATATCGGTCTTACCGAAAATGCGTTGCGTTGTTTTGTCTGCTTCTTTATAATATTTGTCAGCCATCGCATCAAGAAACTCTTCAAGATGATTAGAATGTGGAATTTGTTGATTCTTTATCAATTGATTCACACCCTGAATATATGCATTCACTTCTACCAACCCGACTTGAGGGTGTACACCGTACTGTTGCATGTACTCAATCGTTGCAGTACTTGCACGACCACCATCCATCAAGTTACGATACATCAATTCAAAACCACGACGAACATGGTGTTTCTTTTCTGATTGTTCAAACTCCTCTTCTGACCAATCATCAATTCCATGTGTTTCTTTCAAGTTGTTGTACGCCGTAATCAGTGTAGCAATGTCTTTGAAAGATCCGTTAATCTTACTTTCCATCATCTCAATACTTACAAATGATTCACGTAATTTTGCATTGAGTACTGGGTTGTCTGGATCTAGAAATAGTTTATCCTGTATCTTCTGTATCTTCTCAAGTGCTTTCGCATGTGAGACCTGCGATTGTGCAAGTGCCATTTTTCTTTTCTCTGTCTCTGCAAGAACTTGTCGTAACATTCTGTGAGGCGAATGTCCGTTCAACATTGTCAGAGACATCATTGATAGAGTTGACTGTGAGTTATTTCTATCAAAGTATTTCGTTTTTTCGTCTAGTTCTGGTAAGAACTCATTCACGATTGCCACTGCCTGTGGATTGATTTTACTCTTTGATATTGGTGTGATACCAAAGGTTACAGGATCAGTTGCTTGTAGTTCAGTGTTTTGTGTTTTATTTGTAAGTTCGTTCATAATCTACCTATTATAAAGTTGTGATGTACTATTTATGCTGCATTCCCAGAACAACCATTTCTTTCGTATGTTCCCGAGCTACCAACGACTGGCAAATCACCAAAATCTGTTGCATTACCAGTTGTTTGTATCGTAATAACATCAATATTTCTTCGATAACTAGAACCAGTATAACCACCCCAGAATATGCCTCTCGTTGAATTATTTGTTGCCCCTACAGCACGTTTTGATTGTAACATATTACCAAAATCTGTTGCATCGCCAGCTGTATCTAAAGTGATGTATTCAATTGTATTATTATGACTACCAGTATAACCTAGTGCATAAACACCTCTTGTTTGATCACTAAGTCCCGATGCCCAAGTTGAACCAGCTGATGTATTACCAAATGTTGTAGAAGTTCCAGCAGTACTAAACGATGCAATCTCTATATCTGTAGTTCTGCCATCACTGGTAGATCCACCAATACAAAAACTTTTTGATGCACTTGATAGACCACCTGAATAAAAAGTTGCTTCTTGCAAATTACCAAAATCTGTAGGTCTTGTTGATGTTTGTGCAAAAGTAAACCTCTGAATCTGAGTCTGAGTACCTTGTGATAGTCCATCAGTTCCTGCTGATGACGTACTCTGATATCCGCCCATCATCATTCCATATGTGCCATTACTTTGCATATTGAACCCAGTATTCAAATTACCATATGAATTACCGTCCCCAAAGGTAACTGCATTTCCTGAAGTTGCAAAGGTTAGGTAACACATAGGACCTGACAACCCATCCCCGCACCAAACACCAATGGTTTTATCACTCGCTGCAGATGTATAATTACCTGTTGGTTCTAATGAACCGAATTGA